ACGCAATGGGAGGGGAGCGATGGGTTGTGACGCAATGCGTCGGGGGGGGTGCCCCGCTTTTGTGTTTCTGTTTCTGTTTATGTTTACCCTCACACTAACTCCCCACCTTTTCACATGACGCATCGCGTTATGTGTCCCACTTAGCACTCCAAACCCGCGTTTAGGTAGTAGGAGGTGGCTATGCCCATTAAAGATTTACTGAAGAAGCAAGAAGACCCGTTCATAAGCCCTGACGACCTAAGCGATTGGAAGCGCATTCCTGGTTTATTTAGGAGATGGGAGTTTGCGGAGTTGATTGAAGACCATGACGCAATTAGCTTTGAGCGTGCTGGCGAGACTAAAGATGGCACTGAGCTATGGGCTCTGTACCGGCACTTGCCATGATGCGCAGTTGCGGCATCGGTTAAGGTCTCATTTCACTGGACTTGAGGGCTGGGTATAGCACGCACCAAAAATGTGCGCTACCCTGAACCAATGGCAGACAAACTCGTAGACATGAAGAAGTTGGTGGCCCGGTACGAGACCAATGCGTTCGGAGCACTGAGCAAGCAAGACAAGGCCAACTTGGCCGAGGATGTGGATGCGGCCCTGGAGACAGAGGCTGCTAGCATCAAGATGAATGCGGTCCCGGTCGAAGCGCGGTACTTGCCACGGCTCGCAGATATTCAGCAGAACATTTACTCGGTTCTGGAGAGTGAGAGTCGGAAGTTGGCTGATGCTAGCTTGCGCCGATACCACGAGACACTGAGCGCGGAAGAGGTTAAGTTACTTGGTGTGGTTACAAGGAGTCTTTGTCAGCTCGGAGACCTTGAAAGGGGCTTGCGACAAAACGACCAACTAAGTAGCATGAGCGATGAAGATCTTCAGAGATTGGCCGGTGAAGCCTTCAAGCAACTGGAGACCAAGGGGCAAAAGAAATGACGACCTATTATTACAAAAACACCATCACAGGTTTAGTGAGCCAAAACTCTGACTACTCTCAGCCTCAGGTTGTAACCAAGGCCGACCCGTCTACTACTACCGGCACTGAATGGTTTAGTAGCCGCATCAATCTATCAAGCGGAAGTTACCGACCCATTATCAATCAATCCAGTGGCTCATTTGGTATTGGTACCAATGCCCCCAAGCGATTGGTGCTGACGAACTTGTCCACGTCAGCCGCTTTGGTCGCGAATTATTATCAACGGGTACATACCTTTACCGGAACCACTGCCTTTAGCGCCGGGTCTACATTCACAATCGCTGGCGGCACTATGTCACATGGTGACATCACCCTTACGGGCGATGGCGGTGATTTTCTTAGTGCTGTTGATGGGGTTCTTGGCCAATACACAGCCGAAAAAATGCTTTACATAAACCTCGCGAAAACAAGCACAACAACACGTTTTTATCGAGCGATTAGTATTCAAGATACTTCAGGCGATACAGTCATCGGCGTTGTTCGCGATGGAGCAAGCATCGATTTTCCTAGCAACGGAACTGCGACCATTGATGCTTATGTCAGAACCACTTCGATGGTGCCTGTGGGTGGCCAATTGGTTCTCAACGACATGGTTCTTGCGCCGTCATCGACAGAGATTGCGCCTATCGATATTAAAGAAGAAAATGGCGGAGCTTGCGACTTTGAAATTCTGATGGTGGCCTAAGATGGCTCTCGCGCAAGAAAGACGCTTGCCCATCCGCATCCGCGTGGCTGATGCGTCCGATGCGCCGATGATTTACTCCAACTGGCTCAAGTCGTACCACGGCCAGAACAAATCGATACCAAAAGCGGTGATGAACAAGTTACATCGCCAGGTTGTGGGCAGGCTTTTGAGCGAAGCCCATACAGTCGTCGCGGTCATAGACCTGCCGGATATGGATGATGAATTCTGTGGCTGGCTATGTGCAGACCGTACCGATAGATTTTTTATATGTCACTGGGGTTATGTGAAGCGTGAATACAGAACCTTTGGCGTAATGACAGCAATGCTTAATGCGTTTGATTACAAGCGCGGCGAGCCAACGCTGGCTAGTCATGATTTTGTTCTCCGTAAAGACCTTCGGCGGCACAATATTAGCCTTGTCCCGCATCTCTGCCATGAAGGTGGCTTAGAGCAGGTCAACAAACTCTACAATGGAGAACTCAATGCAGTCAGTCCCGCTTAAGTGCATCATGCTTACCGATATCGCCAAGCCGGTATTCAATCAGAACTTCATCGACGTGCATACAAACCCACAATATGAGCTGACACTGATGGGTAACTGGATTTCGGTCAAATATGGCCAATCAGACCCTCGTTTCGTGCCAGTTCAGTCTATTTCGTGGATGGCACCGCTCAAAGCCGAGGATATGGGGGCAAAAGAGACCCCAAAAAGGGGTCGAAAACCCAAAATCAAGGCGGTAGCCGATGAGCTTCATGCGTGAGCTGGCTCTTTTCGCGGGCGCTGGTGGAGGAGTCCTTGGGGGAAAACTCCTTGGATGGCGAACCGTGTGCGCTGTCGAGTGCGACCCCTACGCCGCCAGCGTCTTGGTTTCCCGACAAAACGACGGAACCCTTGACCCTTTCCCGGTCTGGGATGACGTGCGAACGTTTGACGGCAGACCATGGCGAGGCATTGTTGACGTCGTTTCGGGCGGCTTTCCGTGCCAAGCCTACAGTAACGCCGCTCGAGGCCGACATACAGCGCGAGGCTTGTGGCCAGAAATGCTTAGAATTATTTCAGAAGTACGCCCAAGATACGCTTTTTCCGAAAACCCGAGCGAAGATGCAATCATCGAAGCTCAAGCAGACCTTGCCGCCGCCGGTTACTCTACCGCGAGAATCAAACTATCAGCGTCCTTCTTGGGTGCTCCGCATATTAGGGACAGATGGTGGATGGTTGCCGACTCCGACAACAAAAGCGAATTGGGCGGCCAAAAGTATGCAAAAGTGGAAGGGCAGCAGAAATGCCGTAATGGTCTTTGGGAAACCGACCCCCGAGAACCACGAGTGGTTGATGGGGTGGCCAATCGGATGGACAGACTTAAATGCATTGGAAATGGGCAAGTTCCATCAGTGGCAGCAGCAGCATGGGGATATTTAACTGGATATTGGGGTAATTTAGCCGATGAGCCAGCAAAACAAGCAATATGATGCGCGTCAGGTATTAAAAGAGTACCTAAAACGGCATGGTGACCTGTCCGAACTACGGGATGAGAACCCAGATGCCGAAAACCGCTCATTTGCTTGGCATAAACACCTCTTACCGCAGCAAATGGAGTATTTGCAGGACGAATCGCGCCTAAAAACGGCCCTTTGTAGTCGTCGAGCGGGTAAGACTTATGCATCTTGCTATTATCTCATCGAAACATGCATGAAATTCGCAGAATCGACCTGCGCATACATTGCATTGACCCGTTCAAGCGCAAAGAAGCTCATGTGGGCCGAATTGCAGCGTGCAAACCGCAAATATTACCTAAATATCCACTTCAATAACTCAGAACTGACTGCGACCTTCCCAAATCACAGTCAAATCATCCTCACGGGTGCCAATGATGAAGCTGATATTGATAAACTACGTGGCCTTAAATATCAGTTGGTTATTCTCGATGAGGCCGGGTCTTTTGGTCGCCACATTGATGCACTGGTTGAGGAAGTCTTGGAACCGGCGCTGATTGACTGCGATGGCACCTTGGCAATGATTGGGACTCCTACTGCAAGCTGCTCAGGATTTTTCTATGAAGCATCGACAGGACTTCGGCCCGGATTCAGTCAGCATCACTGGACCATTCTCGAAAACTCATACATCCCACACGCTGGAGAGTATCTCGACAAGAAGCGCGAGTCCAAAGGCTGGGGAGATGACAATCCAGTATACCTGCGAGAGTGGTGCGGAAGGTGGGTTAGGTCAGACGATTCGCTTGTGTACCGGTATCACAGCCACAACATTGTTGACGGCCTCCCCGATGACCATGATTTCGAATACATCCTTGGCGTCGACCTTGGATACCACGATGCAACTGCCTTCGTCGTCATGGCTTATAGTCGAGACCTACCGTATGTCTTCATCGTCGATTGCCAAAAGCAATCCAAGATGCTGCCAACCGACATTGCAGAGCGAGTCGGTGATCTTGCCGACGAGTACGAGTTTACCAGAATCGTCGCCGACACAGGTGGATTGGGTAAGTCTATTGTGGAGGAGTTTAAGGTTCGCTACGGGCTCCCTATTTACCCGGCGGAAAAAACCAAGAAGATGAGCTACATCGAGATGATGAATGCCGACTTGGCTGATGGCATCCTTAAGGTAACACGGGGCTCTGACATTTTAGATGAGTGGCAGAATCTGCAATGGGATGAAGACCACCGCAAAGAAGACGGACGCTTTGAGAACCACCTTGCCGATGCCGCGCTTTACGCATGGCGAGAGTGCAGGCACTATAGATACGAGGCCCCAGTAGAAGCCCCGAAATACGGAACCCCAGAGTACTGGGCGATGATTGAGGATAAGCACTGGGCTGACACGGCGAAGAACTTAGACCGCAATGAGTCCGATAGATGGTGGGCTGCGGGGACATCGATTGAGAGGCTACAATGATTGGTGCAAGCGCATATATGGATCAAAGATTTTGGTGGGATTCCGGCGAGGAGAGACCGCAGGATTTAATTTACTCCCTGCTTGAAAATCTCAAAGATCGAATCGAGACACGCGCTGACCATGATGTGCTTCACCTGTCTTTATTTGAGAACTACTACAACAACGCTTTAAACCCAGCAGGGTACAAAACAGGCACTCTCTTCGACGATGACCGCGTTACCTTCAACGTCATTGCCTCGTGCTGCAATACGGTCACGGCTAAGATTGCCAAAACTAGACCGCGTCCAATCTTCCTGACCAGTGGCGGCGACTTCAGCATGAAGCGCAAGGCTAAGCTACTGACAAAGTTTGTTGATGGAATGTTTTACCAGGTCGATCTTTACAATGTGATGCAGCGAGTATTTCTCGATAGCTGCGTCTTCGGCACCGGCGTTCTTAAGGTGTTCATTGAAGACAACCAGGTCAAGGTTGAGCGCGTCTTCCCTAGCGAAGTTATCGTTGATGAGTATGAGGCCCGATATGGTGACCCTCGCTCAATGTTCCAGCGTAAGGTCATGCCCCGCGAAGTGGTAGCGGGTCTTTATCCGAATCACCGCGAAGAGATTGCAGCAGCGAACCCATGCGACCCAGAAGACCGAAGCTACAATACCGGCGATATGATTGAAGTTATCGAGGCGTGGCATATCCCGTCAGCAAAAGGCGCGGATGATGGCCGCCACGTTATCTGTATCGACAACGCGACGCTCTTCGACGAGAAGTATGAGAAAGATTACTTCCCGTTTGTCACCCTCCGTTGGTCACGCCGTATGCTTGGCTTCTATGGCCAAGGTCTAGCTGAGCAACTCCGTGGCATCCAGGCAGAGATCAATCAACTACTCCTCAACATCCAGGAGCAGATGAATCTCGCGACACCGAAGGTGTTTCTGGAGCGCGGGTCACAGGTAGCAAAAGAGCAGATTAACAACCAGACGTGGGGCATCATCGAGTATGAAGGTCAGCCACCGCGTTTCTTCGTGCCTCAGACTGTAGCGGGCGAAGTGTTTAGCCATCTCGACCGACTCTACAACCGAGCGTATGAAATTTCCGGCATCAGTCAGTTGTCTGCGACGAGTCTTAAGCCTGCGGGCCTAGAGTCTGGTGTTGCCTTGCGTGAGTACAGCGACATTGAGACCGAGCGTTTTGTGATTGTTGGGCAGGCGTATGAGTCGGCATTCTTAGAGATTGCACGTCAGATGATTGACCTAGCCAAAGACGCATCCGAAGAAGGCAAAACCTACGAAGTCATCTCCTACGGCGATAAAGAGATTGAGAAGATTAAGTGGTCTGATATTAACCTGCGTGAAGACCAGTACCGAATGAAGGTATACCCGGCGAGTCTTCTCCCGACCACGCCAGCCGCACGTTTGCAGACAGTCATTGAAATGTCGCAGGCAGGTTTGCTTGATAAGGCGGAGACTCGCAGTCTTCTCGACTTCCCAGACATTGAGCAATACAACAAGCTGGCAACAGCTCCACTTGATGAAGCCGAGATGCTGGTCGAAGAGATACTGGAGAAGGGCAAATATTACCCGCCTGAGCCTTTCAGTAACCTGCAACTTCACCTACAGTTCTTTCAGCGGGCTTATATCGAGGCGAAGATTAACGGTGCCCCTGAAGACCGTTTGGATTTGATGCGTCGATATATGCAGGAGTGCTTTAAGTTACTCCAACCACCAGCGCCGCCTGTCGCTGCCATGCCAGGAGGGCCAACCCCAGTTGCTGGTGGTTCGCTACCTACCGAACTAACGCCTACGGCAACACCGCCGAAGGAAGCCATTGATGCGCTGGCAGAAGCAGAATTGCCAGCCCCACAAGTAACTGGCACCGCGCTAGAAGGTGTGCCAGTTTAAGGAGAGAATATGACTGAAGAGGGTCAGATTGCAGAAGAGGTTCAACCAGTTCCTGATATGGGAGAATCTTCTGGAGGAGTTGATGGACGAGCCTCTGGAGGAGGCGACGTTTCACATGAAACAACTGGAGCGGATGATAATCACGATGGAGTGGAGAGCAGCAATGCAGGAACTCCGCCCGAACCAGCGCCCGACCCATTCAGCAGGCGATTTGCCCAACTAGCTCGCGAGCAGAAGAAGTTGCGCCAAGAGCGCGACGAGATGAAGCGCATCCAGCAAGAGCTTGATGCACGCAAAGGTACGGTCTCATCGTTTGACGACCTACAGCGACTTGCCCGCGATAACCCTTACGAAGTCATGCAGAAGCTAGGGTTAGACTACGAAGCCCTTAGCCGACAAGTCCTACAAGATGGCGAGATTACCCCTGAGCAGAAGATGGCGGGGGAGATGAAGCGTCTTCGAGATGAGATTAACGCCATGAAGGCAGAGCGAGCAGAGCTTGTGAAGCAGGAAGAGGCGAAGAAATATCAGGACACATACGGTCGTTTTGTTGACGAGATCAAAAGTTTTGTGGACAATACAAGTGAGTTCGACTTCGTCAAAGCTAACAATGCTTACCACGTCGTCGCTGAGGTGATGCAAGAGCACTACAACAGCACGCAGGAAGTAATGAGTTATGACGATGCTGCCAAGATGGTTGAAGACTACTACGAGGCTGAAGCAGAAAAGTACCTCGCAGTACCGAAACTAGAGCAGAGACTCAAAGAGCGATACGCTCCAGCGAAAACAGAGCCCGTGGCTGGGCAAGCAGAAGAAGAAGCTCAGGCTTCTGAGAAAAGGCCACCAAAAACATTAACAAATACCCAGGTGCAAAGGGCACCAGGGGATAAGCCCGCGAAGCTTAGTAAGCAGCAGTCTATTGATGTGCTGGTTAATAAGTACGGGTCCAGTCTGTTTCGCCAGGGGTGAGAATAACTCGCTCCTGATAGGAGTTAGTTATGACAGTTTTATACGGAAATGGGTTAAACCTAGATACCGTCACCCAAGCCCTTAAAGAACACTATAAGCCTTTGACCGTTAAAAATATGGTCTACAAGGACAATCCTTTTCTCGCGCTGGTTAACAAGTATGAGCGTTTCGGTGGTGAAAACATGCCGATTCCAACTCAGTACGGAATTGCAAACCGCCGTTCTGCTGACTTTCAAACTGGTCAGCTTCTCGGCACCGGAACTGCTCTAGCGCGTTTCGTGCTCACTCGTGTGAAGGATTACTCTTTCGCAAGCATTACCGGCGAATCTATCAAGGCTACTGAAGGAAGTGCGGACGCATTCTTGAAGTATGCAACTCTTGAGATTGACGGCGCTATTCAGTCACTTACTCGATCGATTGCGATCGGTATGTATGGCGACGGTTCAGGTTCAATCGGTACTGTTGGAAGCATCCCTGACAACACTACTGGTACCAACCGAACCATTACGCTAGCTAACGTTGAGACTGTCACCAACTTTGAAGTTGGCATGGTTCTCAAGTTTGCAAACGACGCTGCAACTAACCCTGACCCCGATACCTTCACTGTGACAAAAGTTGACCGTGACACAGGTATCCTAACAGGTACTATCGCCAACGGCGGTAACGGTGCTCCGACCAACCTTCTTTTCCAAGACGGTGACTACACTGCCGGAGGAAACAGAAAGAAAATCTCAGGTCTTGAAGCTTGGATTCCTGCTGGTACTCCAGCGGCAAACTTCTTCGGCGTGGCTGATAGAACTGTAGACCGTACCCGTCTTGCAGGCGTTCCTTTTAACGGTGCTTCTCAGCCAATCGAAGAGGCACTTATCGGTGCAGCAAGCCGTCTTGCTCGCGAAGGTGGCTCACCAGACGTTTGCTTCATGGACTACACTCAGTTTGCAAACCTTGAGAAAGCTCTTGGCTCTAAGGTTGTTTACGACAAAGTAAGCAGCGACGACGCTGATATTGGCTTCCAAGCTCTCAGCATCATCGGACCAAAAGGCCCAATCAAGATTATTGCTGACCAGAACTGTACTCCAAACGTTGCATACATGCTTCAGATGGATACCTGGACACTCAACAGCCTTGGCGCTGCTCCACATATCCTTGACCTTGATGGCAATCGTATGCTTCGTGAAGCTAACAACGACGCTTATGAAGTCCGAGTTGGTTTCTACGGAAACCTTAGCTGCAATGCACCAGGATACAACAGCCGCGTCGCTCTAGCATAAGGAGAGTGAAAGATGGCTAACAGAACTTTTCAAGACGTACAGGCGGTGGAGCGAGAGGTTAAAATTCTCGCCACGACTATTAGCGGTGTTAATGGCGCTACCTGCACTGCAACACCTAGCCTTGGCATCTCAAAGGTAGCGCAAGCTACTGGAGACGTGACCATCACGTTGGATGACAAGTACAATCAACTGCTTTGCGCTCAAGTCACTTTAGGTGATGGCGCAGGTGGTGCAGGTGCTTTGACTGCGGCAAAGATTAAAAGTGAAGATGTTGATGGCGCTAAAACCGTTGTTATCGATACGACGGGAACAGCAAATGCCAACGATGAACTGCACGTAACCTTGTTCCTTAAAAACACAAGCGTGCCACGCTGATGAAGGGCAAGGGCAAAGGCCTTGCGGTCATGATTCTGGAGAAAGCCAAAGGCAAAGATGCTGAAAGCTCTTCAGATGATGATTACAGCAAGGCAAAAGAAGATGCGGGCAAGCGTATGGCTATGGCCATCAAGGAAGAAGACGGCAATGCGTTCGTCGAAGCTCTTGATGACTACCTAGACATGCGCATGTA